CACGATATAACGACACACTAATCTTGCAAAAGATTAATGCTAGCCATCGTATTGCTTTTAGCGAAAAGTTTCCTGGTCAAGTTGAACACATATTACGCTTACTAACCGAACGATTACAGAACGGATTAGATAAGCGTGATAATGTAGTGTTAGATGATGTTACTACATGGAAACTAACGCCTAATGAATTATATGAACTAAGTGACGCAGTTTATAAAATCTATCTTATAAGAGAAGGTCTTAAAACAGATGTTATCCCCAGACATATTAATGAATAGGGCGTTACGCTATGTTGTTGACAATAACCAACTAACTATTGACGCATTAAAGACTATACCAGGTCCATTAAAAAATCAATTGCAAGATTTGGCAATAAACATTGCTGATGACATGCGTTATAATCAACTGAAATACTTTCGTCCCTTTGCACATCAACATAGATTCTTTCAAACAGGAACTTCAGAACGCAGAGGTATACTTGCGGCTAACCGAATTGGAAAGACCGTTAGTACATGTTTTGAGACTGCCTACCATCTTACAGGATTATATCCTGATTGGTGGCAAGGCCATCGTTTTGAAGGCGCCATCACAGCAATGGTCGCAGGCGAAGGATGGAGCCAAGTAGCATTAGTATTGCAAAATGAATTGTTAGGCTCGCAAGATGTTAAACTCACAGAAAATCTTGGCACCGGTGCTATACCCCGTGATTGTATTATTATTGATACTATGCGTAATGATGGTGCTAATTGTATCGGTGTTGAAATCAAGCACAAGTCAGGTGGTAAAAGTTATCTATTATTTGCTAACTATACTCAAGAAGTCAGACAACTCCAAGGTTTCAAACTTAATCTGGCGGTGTTTGACGAGCAGCCACCAGATGATTTCTTTTCAGAAATCGTTACTCGTACTGCAACAACTCAAGGTAAGGTTCTTTGTTCGTTCACACCATTAAAAGGACTGAATGGTCTTGTAAGTAAGTTTTGGAATCGTGAAACTGGATATGAATATATTCGTGTGAGTTGGGATGATGTTCCCGAATATGATCCATGGGGCATGCCATTTCTATTAAATGAAACACGCAGACAATTAGAGCGTGATTACTTACCACATGAGCGTGAGGCTCGTATCGCAGGTAAACCTGTCATGGGTAAGGGTGCTGTGTTCCAAATCAAGAACTGGCCTACATATAAAACTGGTGATATAGATTTTAATAATATGAAAACTATACATCGTGTGATTAGCCTAGATTTAGGTCTAGTTAATGACAAAACAGTTATCAGTTTGATATATTGGGAACCATATGAAAGAACAGCATATCTTCACAGGCAAATCGTGGTACAAGGTATTGAAGAGGCTGTGCCAACACAATACATCAATCATTTGCTCAGACCTGAAGTTTTCGGAACGCCAATCGTACTACCAGCAGATGCAAATACAAGTGGACGCTATACAATGTCGGCTAGTAGTATCCGTGAATTATTTGAACAATACGAGTTAAATGTTTATGAAAAGCCAATTATGAATCCGCCTGACAGTCAAGGTCGTATCACTAATCACAAGAGTTATGGCATCAACCAAATGCGTCAGATGTTAGAAGTGGGCACATTGATGATTAACGAAAACTGTACACAATTCTTAAGCGAAGCACAAAACTACTATGTTGATCCACAAGGTCGTTTTAGTGATCCAGACGATTGCATTGATAGTTGTCGTTATGGTATTCTTGCTTGTTTGCAAGATATCGCTGAACCTTGGGACAATCGCAGTAATCGTCAAAGAATGATGGCACAAAGAGATAGGTATATCAAGCCTGATGATAGCAATAAACCTGCATGGAAGAAAACATATGCAACAAACTGATGATACAATTGAACCTATGTATTTTACAATGGTAGCGAACAAAAGTCCAACTATCATGTGTGAAAGACATGCACAAGCGTTTGAGATTATGATGATGCAACATGAGATACCACATACTATCTATGAAATGGATGAAAGTGAAGAACATGAGTGTCAAGCATGTAATCTCAAAGATACAGTAGATGAAATGACTAGACCTAAAATCATTTTGCCAGGAGATTACCATTGAGTTACATAGTATCAGCATTACCACCAATCAAATGCTTTGTAAAACGTGAGTTTTTATATAACTTTCAAAAGGGACACGGAGAACTAGAACCTGCAATATGGGTCAGTCTAAAAGCATTACGTGGACAAGTGTTTCGTATTGAAAGTTTGTTACCTAATTATGGCGCATTATATGACAAACTACCTATACACGCTTATGTATGGAAAAAAGACCACACAGGAACATTGCCTATTGATATGTTACAATTATGGGACTGTATGGGCTATCGTTTTACAATTATTGAAAAGATAGGATTACGCAATCTAGGTGTAAAGTTTTTAGGCAAAGACAAACAATGGCATTATGGTAACTATTTGTTTACAGTAGATTTTTGTAGTGAAGGTATGGATGTAGATACAGGCTTTACTGAAGTTGCAGAAGAACACAAATCGTTTAATTTTATTAAGTTAGAGAATGGACAATTCGCTTGTCAGCCTAACAATCGTTGTTTGTGGTACGATCAAAGTTTAATTCCTAGTGAAACTAAGTTTCCTGATTTTCAAGCGGCTCAACATCTATGGACAGTAGATGGCACACGCAAATGGACTGCTGGCGATGATTGGTTTTATAACATTGAAGAAAGAAAGTCTTAATGACACAGAAGAATAGCCTTTGACTAAATACTCTATACTAAAGGTAAAAGCCCCACTATGTTAGATATCAAAAATATACCTATTGAAAACATCAATCAAAACAAGGGCATTAATGCTCGTTTTGTGCGAATGAAAAATCTTATGGATGTCAAAATGGCATCCTATCTACGCTATTTGGGCACGAAAAATGCTGTTAATAGAGCAAGCGATTACCATTATCTTTGTCTTGCTGTTACTGACAGTACCGCACCCGTAAATGGTATTGACTATATACACCCTAGCGTAAAACCTGTAGTTGACTATGCTACAGCAGTTATCGCTAAAGGATTGATGCCAAATGGCGAAATCAACTTTGAGTTCGTTAGCGATGGCGAAGATGATGAAATAGCCGCAAGACAAGCAACTGATATGGTTAGCAAAGTCGTTAACCAAATGAATGACCCACACTTTATATTAGAACGCTGGATCATGGACGCTACAATGCACAAGAACGGCATGATGATGATTAAACCCGTTCGTGAACAAATCACACGCTATGTAGAGATACAAGGCACCAACGACCAATTACTAGCATTTGAAGCACAAGCACAAAATAGCGGCTTGTCAGTAAATCGTCAAAGCAAAAGAAAAACAAATGTTGACATGGAAAATGTCATGGCTGAAGTTACTCAATTATTGGGTAGTGAAAAGCAAACTATGATGCGTGATTTCATTGAAACTCACATCGCAGGTTTACAAGAAAATCCTGACGATGCTAACATGGAAAATACCATGATGAGTCAAATGATGATGCGTCAAGAAACCGCTATGACTGAACAGCAGGTATTAGATGACGCAATCAATCGCAATACAATTTATACTGCGAAATACAAACTAACTGGCTATAACTTAAACATCAAATTCCATCCAATCGCACAACATTATTGGATCTGTGATCCTACTGTGCCTGAGATGAGGGATCAACCATTCTGTGGTTATTATGATCCTATGACTATCCAAGAAGCGACTGAGTTATATCCAGGCATCAATTTAGAAGAATTTGAACGCCACGCAGAATATAACATGAACGGCGCATATCAAGCAGGTTCAGTATTAAACAACTTAGCGATTCACGCAAGAGATAGCGTACCTGTCATGGGCATTCCTGTCAGTAGTGCAAGTAGCGCAGACCCAGATAGTCGTCAAATATCAGTTGTTACTGTTTGGAACAAGTATGACATTGATGGTGATGGAGAACTCGAACTAGTAGAATTAATTTATAGTGGTAGTTACATCATTAGTGCTAGAGAAGTAGAGTATATCCCAGTTGCTAATATGTGTCCTAAGCCACTGCCAGGCAACTTCTATGGTATGAGTATTGCTGAATCAGTAATACCTATGCAAGAATATAACACAAGTGCCGCCCGTGCCGAGATACAATTAGGACTGTTAACTGCTACACCAAGAATCGGTGTGAAGCCTGATAGATTAGACTTTGAGATGTTACAAGATGGAGAGGCTGCTATCTTTATTTTAGATAGTAAGTTTGACCCACAAAAGGACATTTACCAATTGCCTCCTCCAAGTGGAAATTTACAGTTCTTGGAAGTTGCTATGAATCGCATACAACAAGATACAATGGCTATGGTTGGTATGACTACTCCTGCTGATGTATTCAATCCTGAAGTCATGGCACCTGGAAACAGCGGCATCAAATTACAATTGGCATTAAGTCCTAATCAAATCATCCAAGACAATACTGTTCGCAATAGTGCTGAAGGTCTAAAAGAAGCATTATGGTTAGTATGGCGCACATTGATTCAATATGGTGATGATTATGGTGTCAAGAAATTGGCACAAAACTACCACCCAGACAAGCAATCTGAGTTCTTAGACTTCTTGGCATGGGACGATATGAATTTCTGTGATAGAAAGCAAATCAATTTGGAACTAGCACTTGGTATGATGAGTGAAGAAAACCAATTGGCTCGCTTACAGATTATCCAGAAATGTCAGAGCGAACTATATCAAACGATACAAGGTATGGTTGCACAAAACACATTGACACCTGAGATTTTCAAGAAGGTCAAAAAGCCATTCGCTGACACATTATATGTGTTAGGCGTTAAAGATTGCGACACTTACTTGCCTAGCGATGATGAGGTTATGTCTATGATTGAACAGGCAAAAGAAGCAATGAAGAACAAGCAACCAAGTCCTGAAGAACAAAAGGATGTGGCAAGCGCCCAACTTGATAATGCTAAGGCACAACAAATCATGGCTGAACTAAGCGGAGAAGATGCTGAAACAACTTTAGATTACATGGCAATAGCCACCGGCAACCCTAAAGTTTATTCGTAAAATAAATGTATAAATAAGGAATAGAAATGATTAGTGAAGATACAATTGAGCATTATAACAATAGGTTGAATGTTGACTTAAACAATGTTAAAAACATGACAACGACCCAAAAGGATCGTGTCAGACATTATGGTAGTCAAGCAGAAAACCTATTGAAGAATAAAGATTTTGCTATGTTTGTCCATCATTATAAATTTGAATTAGCAGATAATATCGCTAGTTTACGTGGACATTCAGTAGAGGATAATTTGCAACGAGTTGCGTTATGCAACGAACTTGTTGGAATAGACGGTTTCGTAAATAGCCTGAAGAGGGCGATTTATTGGAAGAATCGTGTTGGTAACAATGAAATGCCCAACACAACTAACAATTAAGGAAAAGTAAATGGATACAAATGTAGTCAGTCCTAACGCTCCACAGAGCGCGGCCACTGAATCAATCGCTGTCCCTAGTTTGGATAGTATAGCACAGAAAATGACCGCAATGCGTGAACAAACCTTGCGTAATCAACTCCGTGCTACCGAAGAGGGCGCAACAGGTCAAGATGAGACGGCAGAATCATCAAGCCCTGTGGCAAATGAAAATGTGCCAGAAGTTGATGAACAAGTTGATGAAGATGGTGTAAGCGCAGAAATATCAGATAGCCCTGAAGAGGTAACTACTGGTAACTCTGATAGTACAGCAGACGAACTAATTGACTTTATTGAATTCGCAGAAACTAATCCGAACGCTAAGTTCAAGTTTATGCGAAATGGTAAAGAAGTAGTTATTGATGCTAAAAAGGCAGCAGCCATATTAGGTCAAGGTTCAGCAATACATGAAGAAGCAAGAGAATTGAAAATTCAAAAGGCCGAGTTTGAGGAATACTTAAACGAGACCCGTGCTAAAACTGAAGGTTTGGCATTAGCAATGGAATTTACTGTAGAGCCAAAATTAAGAAATGCATATGATGAGATTGTGAAAACACAAGGTTATCAGACAACATTTCAGAAACAACTTGGGCAGACGAACGACCCAGCCTTACAGGCTAGGATTCGTGCGAGTATGCAACAAAATGAACAATATATCAGGCAACAACAGGCTGTAATCGGTCAGTTGAAACCACAGATTGACCAGTTCAAAAGCATACGCTCACAACAAGTTGCTCAAAGATTAACTGAGGCTCGTCAAAATTTTAGTGACAAAGAGTTGAAAAACGAATATGTCTACAATGAATTAAGAGATAAAGTTGCTAAGGTATGGCCACACGCAAGGGAAGAAATTATCCCTGGTGTACCAAACATTGACCTCATCAGTAGTGATGAGAATCTATTAAGTTTGGTTCGTGATGGACTTAAGTATCGCCAGAAACCTAACAGTAAAAGCGCAGGATCTAGTTTAGCGCAGTTAACTAACCGTAAAGGTAGCACTACGCAACGAGGCAATGATGACAATATCTCTAAACTTCGTGAACAAGCCAAGAGCGGTGATAAAAAAGCCGCAGACAATCTCTTAGTTGCTCAGTTACAAAAAATTAGAGCAAATAGGGGAGGTCGTTAATATAGCCAAAATTTAAGGAGAACTAAAATGGCAGAAATTACAACCAGTCAAATTGGTAACGGTACTACAGCGTATGGTTCTGATATCGTTGTCAAGGACTTAGACCTAGATGTGTCTAATCGTGTTAAAGATGATACACCTGTATTGAACATGTGTATGTCTAAAAAGCGTAAAGTTAACTCAACTTTACCATTATGGACTGACGATATCTATCGTGCTCCAGCAGTACAAGCGCAAGTTGAAGGTGCTACAGTTGCTACTTCTCAAGCAGAAAGCAACCAGCGTTACAACTTAGGTAACTATACTCAAATTTTCAGTACAGTTATCGCCGCTTCAGGTACAGCCCGTGCAGTTATGCAGGCTGGTGGTGACCCACAAGCATATCAAGAAGTCAAGCAATTGATTGAATTGATGTTTGATGTGGAATTACAACTAGTTCGTAATGACCAAATCGGTACAAAGTATGCTGGTCAAACTGGTAGTGCTTCAGGCTTACCATCAGGCCAGACAGGTCGTAGAATGGGTTCATTAGCATCATTCGCAGGTACATGGAGTTTTAATACAACTTCTGGTACATTGAGTGGTCTTGACACATTCTTCAACAACGAAGATACTGACTCTGCAACTCAAATCAGCAATGCATTACGCATTTATGCTAATGGTAGTTACTTCTATGCTGGTACTTTCACTAACCAGTTGTTCTCACCTGCACTATACAAGCAGTTGGTAACTGTTGCTGAACAGCGTTACAACGCTAAGATCCGTACTGTTGTTGCTCCAACATCATTGCGTACAAGTATTTCCGACAATATGCCTCAGTCAAGAGGTATTAACCGTGTTGACTCAGCACGCGGCGATACTATCAGCACATATGAAGGTGATTTCAACTATACTTACGAAATCTTTGATTCATGGATCATGGATCAAGTTGTACCTAACCAAATGTACTTCTTGAACGAAGATGTAGTTCAGTGGGGTGCTTTGCGTGACCTAGGTCCTAACAACGAAGTGTTCTCAAACGCTGACGCTAGTTTAGACCAGTTCATCATGGAAGGTACATTGATTGTTCGTAACCCTGCAGGTGTTGCTGTTCTCAACAACATTGAAGCCGGTACAGCCGCACAAAGCGCATTACCTGGTCCTCGTGCCAGCGCCCTTGTCAGCCGTACAAACTTCGGTCCTGGAGATGTTACACCTTAATCTTAAGGTTTGTAACTATCAAGAAAAAGGCTCTACGGAGCCTTTTTTCTTATCATAAATACATATATGAACGACATAAACAACCCCGAATATTTGGACGATAGTGATCCAGAAAAGAACTATAACTTCTACCGCCAAGATAGTGGTGGTATGGTTACGAACGACAATGGCGTAGCCGACAGATTGCTACAAAACAATGATTTGTACAACAGCATGAAGGGCGATTGGAAAAGAACTGATTTTAACAAAAGCAAAAATATTTTGGTTACATCAGGTCGTGAAGATGGTAAGTTTTACATCAGGCGTGAACAATTAAACGCAAAAGCAATTGCTGAACATTGTAAAAATTATCGTCATGCCGCAGAATTAGGTATTCCTGATCCATTAGCACCTATTGGAGAAGATGGTAAATTACAACATAAATGGATGGAATTACCAAAAGTTGTCGCTATTCGTATTAGCGATGATTATTTTGGTGGTATTCCATGGGATGCAATTAAACATGATAGAACATTAAAGGCACAGTTTTATAAAGTTGTAGAAAAAGAATACAATCAATATGTGTGCTATCCAGGTGGTAAGTTGCCAATCCCAGTTGATGTACCATATCCAACTAAAAAGGGGCAACAAAGATTTTTCCAAGGACATTAACATATGTTTCAAATAGCCTCAGCAAACGAATTAGTAGATTTTATTAAAGATTTTACTGGTTCTGCAAATACAGACGAAATCAAAAATTGTATTTTCTTAGCAGAACTATCAATGCGTAATATTGAGTTACCAGCATTGCGTAGTGATCCATATTTGCCTGAAAATATTGGAATTGTAGACAGTAATGGCAATATACCAATTCCAGGTGATATGAACAAACCTATTTTGTTCTTTAAGCAAGGTAGTCAATATATCACTACTGCTACAGCGACTGGAACTAGTGGTACAAATACAGTAGTATTGACAAGTCAGCCAGCACAAAATTTAACAGTTGGTATGTTAGTGACAGGTACAGGTATCGCTGTTGGCGCTACAATCACAGCAACTGGCGGTGGTGGTATTGGTGACACACTTACATTAAGTGCTAATAACACTGGCACAGTAAATGGTCAACTTGTTTTCGCTACTCCTGCTCCTAACCAAAGTAATGGTTCTAGTCAGACAGGACCATGGATCGTTTACGATAGAATTGGTGACAGAGATATCATCACGCAGGGCATGATTGCTCAACTATATCTACAGCCAGTCAATGTGCCAGCAGTTATTCGTGGCAAGTTTAGTGAAGTGGGTCAAAAGTATAAGTTCTTACCTTATGTCGCTGAAGGTGATTTGATTAACTTGTATTATTACAAAGCGTGGCCATTACTGTTTGCGCCAATCAATGACGAAGTTGTAAGCACTACAGGTAGCGTAAACCCAATCAGTGGTAGTGGCCCATGGACTATTGCAATCACAGGCATGACTAGCACAGCAAGTCTAGAAGTAGGTGATGAAATCACAGCAACACCTGGTACAGGTAGTTTGGGTACAGGATTCACAAGTGCTGTTGTATCACAGATATTAAGTTCTACAAGCATTCAAGTTGTCGTTACGGGCGGATCTAGTCCCAGTGGCGGCACAATCACAAACATTACATTAACTAATCAAACAGTACAAAGTAACGCAGTATTAGCGACATGGCCTGAAGGTTATGTCTATTCAACATTGCGTGAATATTATATCAAGCGTCACAATAGTGAAGATGCTTCAGTTTATCAAGCAAAGTTTGACAACGCTTGGAACACAGTTCAGGATCAAAACAATCTTGGTAAATGGAGTGGTGGACACACAAGATTAACAAGTGTATGGCAACCAAGACAATATCGCCAATACAATATTAAGTAAGGAAAAAATATGTCAACAACAAATGTAAGCAATTACACTACATTGTATAGCACTACAGCAGGTGCAGTTGCACCTCAGCAACCCTATGGAAACGCTAATGTAGAAGCCTTTCTTAATGCAGGGACTGATGGCGGTAACACAGTACAAAACATTTTAGCAAATGGAAACATTGTAGCAAATGGATTTTTTATCGGTGACGGTGGACTTTTAAGTAACATTACAGCATATACTAATGTTATTGCTAACACCGCTAATGTGTCATTACTTTCAAATGTAGTCAACACAAACGCAAGTAGCAGTAGCACATTTTATCCTGTGTTCGTTGATAATGCAGGTAATGTAAAATTACAGATAGACAATGTTGGAAATACATTAGCATACATTCCATCAAGTAGTGCATTGTTTGCAGGACAGTTTGATAGTGAAGTTTTTACAAACGACCAGAGCAGTCCAGCAACAAGCGAAACTATGTTCTTGGATGGTAGTAACAACAGTATCAGAATGACTGTTACTGGATTGGCTAATGCTGTCGTGATTGGAAACACTAGCGCAAATGTAAACACGGGCAACTTAAAATTAGGTAATATTACATTAACTACATTAAATGTTGGCGGAGTGAATCCAGGCATACAAATGGCTAACGATATTGCCAATGCTAATAACAGAATATTTCTTGTACAAGGTTCTAATGTCACAGACCTTGCGAATGTAGACGCAGGTAACCCTGTAGTCGCTGGACAAATACAAGTTTTGGGCGGCGGTATGGGTAATACCAGCAACAGAATTAGTAATACTACTCAAAACATTATAGGTGGAGGCATTACATTAAGCGGCGGAAATGCTTGGGGTAATAATAATTCTGGTAGAACAGTACAGGGCGGCGGTATTTCGCTTACGCCTGGACGAGCAGTAAGTGCCAACTCAAATCAAATAACAGGCGGCGCATTTAGTATGGTGGGTGGTAATGTTAACTTCCAAGTTGCTAACAATATCACTGGCGGCTCATTAAACTTGTTTGGCGGCACTATCACTCCTGATTCAGGGGTGGCAAACTTTAGCGCAAACACAGTTAACATTGGCGGCACAAATTTTGGATTTGGACAGTTTGTAATGGGGTCAAGTAACGGTGTTGTTGGAAACATTAGAACTCCATTAGTTAACTTTGGTGCTAGTTTTGGATTAGGTACTGTTTTTAGTAACGGTGTAAGTAATATTACTGTTGGTAATGTTACACCTTTTGACCAAGTATATTTCCGTACGCCTGGTGTGGGTGGTCAGTCAGGTGTCAGTCAAGGCAACATTAACAATGTTGCTATTGGTAACATCACTACGCCTCAAATCAGAATGGAAACAGGTAGTTGGCAATACCCAGGCGGAAGCAATGTCAGCAATGTAAGGGTAACTGGTAATTTTAACAGCGGTGACATTTTAATTGCTACTGGTGCAACTAATAATGTTACTAGCGTACTAGGCACAATCACTCGCGGTAATGTTAGATTGAATGGTAGAAATATTGTACTAGAAGCAAGCACTACAAGCAACAGTTCTCCTACAGGTTCATTCGTATTTGACGCAAACAATACTGCAAACTTAGGTAACTTAGTTATCAGTAATAACATACAGACTGGTAACATCATTGCTAGTAACACGATTCAAGCGAATGGCAACATTACAACTAATAACTATATTGTTGCTAATGCGGCAAACTTGACTGGCACATATGATATTAACAGCGCAGGATATTACTTTCCTAGAGGCTTCCCTATCACTAGCCCATTGAATTACAATCCTAATATTGCTGGACTTAACCTTCAAGGTAGTGTTACTACAGGTAGCAACAACATGACTGGTGTTGTTTTACTTGACAGATTTCAAAGTGCTCCATTAAGTTTAACTGATTGGCAAGGCTATTTGCCAAATCAATGTGTAGGATATAATACAGGCGTAGGCGACACTACTGATTTAGTATTTCCAATTGGAACTACTATTACTAGCGTTGACGCACCAAACAATACAGTTTATTTTAGTAATAACAGCAGTTATACTGGTGGAGTTAATATAATTAATGGTACATTATTAAACAATGCTAGTACACAAACATATCTACTTACTCAACAGCCTGTGATTGGACTTGCTAGTGCTACAGATGCTACAAGTAATGCTATTACTTTGAGTACTATGTTTCCATTTGCTGGATTGGGATTTACTACAGGTGCACCTATACAGTTCTTAGGTAGTACTGCGTTTGGTAACATCACTATTGGTACACAATATTATGTTGGTAATGTTGACATTGCTAATAGTCAGATTTCAATCAGTACAAGTAACACAGGTACTCCTGATGTACAATTGACAACTGCGACTGGTAATTTATTAGCCGCATTTGAGTTAGAAGATAATACTATTAAACCATTAAATGGTGGATATTATTATGCTGGTCCATGGTCAACTAACCCAGTAACTGCGAATGTGACTAACTTTACTGAAACTCCAAACAGTGGTTTGATTGGAAACATCACATTTACAAGTACAGATACTTTTGTAAAACCTGTTGACTTTAACAGTAATGCAGTTTTCCCTCCACTGTTCTCAGGTCAGTTCACTAGAGTTCAAAATGGATTGGTAGTAAGTGATAGTGAGTATGGTACTTCTACTTTGTTTGGTACATTAGGCGATCAGTTCGCACTAAATGGTGTTGGCGTAATTAAAACTGGTCTA